CGTCAGTCTCAGATTATCAACCTTATTCATCAGCGCGTGCGGGCTGCTTATCAGAATGCCAAGGATCCTAAGACTAAAGCCAGATTGAAGAAAGTTCTTGATCATGCTGAGAAAAGAAAAGAAGCGTCAAAAGAAAAAACTAAACGATTACAAAAGAAAAAAGACTAATTAGCGTGTGGGAGAATACAAGATGTCTTTGTTAGATACAATCCGAGAAATGGTGAAAGAAGAGTTGGAAGAAGCGATGGGAAAAAAGTCCCGAGCAACAAAACAGCCACCAGATGCCACCAAGGATGAAAAGAAGGCTGCTAACAAAAGAGTTAGAAAAGCCGGTAAGAAGGAAACAGAAGAGGAAGCTTTAAATGACAATTGATTACAAACAACTTGAAGCTCTTGTAAAAGAAGCTATGTTTACAGGCGGCGGAATCAACGAACCTTCTGCTCCCGAAGGCGTTCCGCACAGAATGCCTGCGGCTGATACCGATGATAAAGAGCAGGATATGGGCGATCCAAAAGCAAACCATTTATACGAGATCGCTCTCGCAGCCAGAGAGGCCGCTGAGAAGCTCGTGGTGGCTCTTGACGAGCCAATCTATGACGATGCCTACGAGCACGCCTTCAAAGCGTCTGCGTGCCTTAGAAAGGCTCTGAACAGCCTTGAGGGATCTGGTGCTCATCCAATGCCTGATCAGCGTGTTGTCGCTCCAGATAAGGAACAGCAGCCTTATGGCATGGGATCCTCCGGCGCGATGGATTACTATACAATGGGATACGCTGGTGCTGGAGATATGGGCGCAGGGCTTGAGGAACAAGAGACAGCTCTAAAAGGCTTCGGAACCGGAATGGTTACCCAGCAAGCACAAGCTAAGGGAGAATTAGAAAAGTCCAAAGCAATTACCAAAGGCGACACTTTAGGTGGAGTTGATAACAAAGAAAGAGGGATGCTAGTACAAATTGAAAAGATCTTAACTGATATAGCTGAAAAGGATGACCTTATCAAGTATCGCTCTGGGCTAGAGACTGTCCTTAGAAACCTTTTGAAAATCTCTGCTAAACAACAGGAGAAAAAATAATGAAAATCTCAAAGGAAGAACTTAAGAAAATGATTGCTGAGGAACTAAATGGTTCTTCTGTTTTGCTTGAAATGCCACAGATGAATATGATGGATCCAGCTTCCAATAACTACGAGAAGGATCCAGACGGATATGAAGGTCAGATGGCCAAGCGTTCACTTTACCACATGGCTGCGCAAGCACAGCAGCTTCACGATATGCTTCATGATGACGAAAACCTTGAGCCCTGGGTTCAGGCTAAGATTACAAAGGCTGCTGATTATCTTGAGAAAGCATTCAAAGCTATATCATACGATAAAGGTCCGGGGAGGGGTAAACTGTAATGAACTGGAATTGGTCACACCTTAAAAGTCACGGATTACTGGCACACACAATTCGTTCTGCGAAGCTTTCCGGATTACTTCTATTGTCTGGTTTGGCAATGGTTGTGCATATGCTACTGCCATTCTGGCAGCAGCCAAGGTTTCTTCAGGCCGACGAGGTCGCCAGAAGGATAGAAGAATTACTGGAGTAAAGTAAGCTTATGCTGAGAAGGATTGTTAGATTAGTTTACTTTCTGGCGATCCTCATTATCATAGACCTTACAGCTACTTTATTCTGGGTGCATAATGGACTAGCTACAGAAGCAAATCCTATTATGGACTTTTTTCTACAGTATTCTCCTGTTTTATTTGTTCTCGCTAAATTAGGATTAAGCACTGTCGGAATTTACATACTTTATTTTTTTAGAGCTAGATTCAAGAGAACAATCTTTAACATTCTTTTGGGATTAAATATAATATATCTTCTCGTATTTGCTTACCATTTATCAGCCGCTCTTTTTCTTCTTTTTTCAACTATTTAATAAACAATGCATAAATGTGTAAATAATACTGTTGGAAACGTTTATCATCTTGAACAGATGGTGGATAACTTTTTTCCTTATTCTCAAAAGAAGCTTGGGTTTGATAAGGGAGCAACAATCGTTTTCCAAAGTGATCACGACAATGCCGGGAGGATGCTAGGTAAAACTGCTTACTACGATCCTGAGAACTTCCAGGTTGTTCTTTACACAGACGGTAGGCACCCAAAAGATATCTTAAGGTCTTTATCTCACGAGTTAGTTCATCACGCACAGAACTGCCGAGGAGATTTTACAAAGGACAACCCTACTTATGAAGGATATGCCCAGAAAGATCCGCACCTTAGAGAAATGGAGCGAGAGGCATACGAAAAAGGAAATTTAATATTTAGGGACTTTGAAGACCTAATTAAAACAGGAAAAATTAATGTGGAGATTGATTTTTCAGAAACAGGAGAACCAAAAATGTCACTTAAAGAG